CAAATGGTGCTTGAATGTAAGTTCCACCATCGTAAGGTAATACTGAAAGTCCGTTATAAGATTCTTTGTTTTCCCACATCCATTCTCCAACTGCAGGCCATTCGTGTGGTCTGATTGATACTGTTGCGGAAACGTTATGTGCGTTTGAACCTGTTCTGTGACCTGGTTTAATCCACTCTTGTTGAACCTTCTTAACTCTTTCAAGAAGTTGAATTGGAGATTCGTTTCTCAAGATTGACCCTTCAGGTGCTTTTTGTGGTATTCCAATCACAGCGGTGTCGTGTGGTCTGAAATATTCATCTTCAACTAACTCAGGATGATTTTCTTTCAAGTGAGTATAAATTGCTTCGTTTTTACCAACTCTAACTCTACGAACATAATAATCATTGTGCCATGCGTGGATACCTGATGATGTTCCTAAAGTCAATGAAGTTGTACCCGCTGGTTTAACAGTTGTTGTTCTTGCTGCCGCGTTGATTCCTAATAACTCAGCAACTCTTTTGTTTTCTTCTTTAACAACTTTAGCAGCAGATTTCATATTCAACCCTAATACTGCACCTGAACCGATACCAGTCATTGAGATACCGATTAGAGCATCTTTTTCTGTTGTTCTTTGCCATATTGGTCTTAAGTAATGGAAATCTGTATATCCTGCTTGTAGTGTTCCAATGAAAGAAGCTGCTCTAACTCTGTCTTCATAGTCTTCCTGTGATACTACGTTAGATACGTTAACCTCAGTTAAGTTACAGAATTGGAATGGTCTAAGAGCAATTTCACAACAAGGGTTTGTTCCCCAATCTTTGTCGTTACTCAAATAGATACCAGGTTCCCCTGCTCCACTCGCTTCAATTCTTTTCCAAAGGTCCATGAAGTACTCCTTGGTAATTTTGTGTCTCATAAGAACTGCAGAGTTGTTTGCTCTACCTCTCTGTGGATTTGTCTCCCACCAAGAACCACTCTTACATCCAATCATTTCTTCATCAGTCGCTGAGAATAATGAGATAAGAGCCGCTCTTCTGATACCACCCGCCAACACTGCGTCTGCAATATGGCAAACAATATCATGAACTTCGATTGGTCTTAATCTCTCACCATCTTGTTTTGAATCTAAAATCCCTTCAACTTTAATCAGACATTCTTTTAGTGGTTGAGGACCAGGTGCTTTACCACCTGATGTAATCAATCTCGCACCTTTAGGTCTGATGTCGCTGAAATCAAATTCAATGTGTGAACCTCCGAAGAAGTATGATTTAACTAATACCTTAACAGCATCAGCCCAACCTTCGATTGAATCGGCAACTAACCATCTTCTACCTCTTTCTCTATTTGGTTTTCTAAGTTCAGGTAGAGCATCTACGTGATGTTTTTGAACCGAGTAACCAACACCAGTTCCACCTAATAGAAGGAACATAATTTCTGAGAATACTCTCCAATCATCAATTGGTGCAAACGCACAGTTGTAGATACGGTTTGGAGAAATTTCAATTGGTTTACCTGCAAACTGCATAGACCTCATTGAGGGTAGTACTTGCTTCTTGTAAACATACTTGTAGTTTTCTCTAATCTCTTTTTCTAATTTGGGATACATTTTAATATGCATCTCCATGTTTCTTGTGACTAACTCTTGCCACGTTTCTCTTCTCTTTAATTCAGGCATGTACTTAGCGTATTTCATATACACTGTAATGTCCGATAAAATCCTGTTCGAAATGTCCATTTTTTTTAAATTTTTGTGTAAAACTTTTTTATCAAAAAAACCGTGATTTTTAAGATAAATATGCGGTCGGGTATTATGCGACAACAAATTTAGTTAAAAAAAATAAGTTTTTTTGAGAAAAAGTAGATATTTAATTAAATCTAATTTTGAGTTTGTTCCCTTTGTTTTCTCTTGTCGAGAAGTTCTTTAACTCTATCTCTTTTTCTTTCTTCTTGTTGTTCTTCAAAACCAAGGAAGGTAACAGAAGATTCTGTATCGATTTCTAATAGTTCGTTATTGAACTTACAGTTTTCGAATACAACACCGTCTTTTCCTAGACGGGATTTTGTGATGGCAATTGTTGCAAGATTCATCTCTTTTTGTTGTAGTGTCTTAGCAACGGTTATGATTACGTGACCCACTTGAGCTTTCTTAATGGAACCACCCATTTGGTCAGTTGTTACAACCTCTGAAGAAATTGAACTTCTGTTACCTTGGGTTGCTGTCCAACCCGCCAAATCCAATTCGTGGCACATCGCTTCAAATGCTCTCATAACAGAACCTTCTGCTTTCCATTCATCCTTAGCCGATGATTCAGGTAACACACAATCAATGTAATCCATAAGAATCATATCAATCTTGGTACCGTCAGCAATCATTTTTCTGACTTGGTTTTTGATTTGATTCATGGTCATGGTATCCGAAGCCAACTTTTTAAGAATCAATCTGTTTTGCATTGTTTCTTTAATTTCAGTAATCTTCTCCATAACCTTTTCTTTATGTAAAACTAAATTGTCTGGTTCGATACCTGTCCAAATCGTGAAGTGCTTTCTTTGTACAATTTTAGGGTTGTCTTCAAAAAATATTTGAAGAACGTTATATCCCATGTTGAATGCGGTATTCGCAATCTTGGTTAACACTGTTGTTTTACCAACACCTGTAGGTGCTAATATAACGCCAATTTCACCTTTAGCTAACCCACCCTTGAGTAGTTTGTCTATACCTGGAATACCCATTGGAATTGGGTGTCTATAATCCTCGTCCAACACAGTATCTAAGTCATTAAAGACATCTTGTTGACCTTTTTCTATTTCACCTACCTGAAGAGCTTCTCTAACCAAACCTTCAACTTTGTCGTAAGATTCAAAATCACCTTCAGTGATAATCTTCTGAGCTTTGTTCATTGCTTTCTGTAACTCTTGTTGTTTACAGAATTTCAAAGCCTTCTCTTGGACAAACTGTGTACCTTCAAAAGGTGCGTCCTTAATCTGATTGAGAGTATCCAAAACAATTTTCGCCACAAGTTCTTGTGAAACCTCAGACTTAACAATCTGTTCCAAAGTATCAAAATTTGGAGTTGATTCATACTTCACATAGTATTCCTTAATCATCTGAATGATGATTTTGAAATACTTGTTATCGAAGTAGGAACTCTCCAAAACATCAATGATTGATGAGGAAAAATCTTTGTCTACAACAATCTGATTGATTAATTGAATTTGAAATGTGTTACCTAAGTAGTCGAAATTCTTGTTCATATATTACTCTCTTGTCCCCTGTATTATTTTAAATATTTGTTATGCAAGGTCAAGTTCCAAATATTTGTAAGTTAATTTTCTGTCTGAAAAAATGTCCGTAAGTTCTCTCAGAACTTCTTTGAGGAATGGTCTTACATCCACTGTGTAACGCACTTTAGGTGGATAAAGTTTTCCATCGAACTGTCTGTGATTCAAGACTGTGTCTCCTACTTTGATGTAAATGTTGAAGTTTTCAGGACCCTCTGTGAATGATGTTTCCATAATAGATGGGTCATGGTTGATTGCCTCTTGGTTATCCATCATGTAGATAACTGTTTTCATTTTGAGGTAGTAATGAAGTTCATCACTTAAAGCTTTAACGAAATCGTGTAGTTCTAAAGAATTCTTCGCCTTGTGTACGTAACCTCTGACGTTGAAAAATCTTTGAACAACGATGTTGTCGTTGAGAGTTAAAAGAAACTCCATTTTCGTGCTTTCTTGCTCTTTCATAATTTGTGTTTTGTTTTATTTAAATAAATCGTTTGTGTTTTTTCCAGCTCCAATTTCATGGTCTCTCCAAAATATTACCATGTGTTTTTTGTCCTCCTCAGGGGGTTCATCAATAAAGTAATATAGAGCCAATGAATATCTATCAACATCTTGAGGTGTATTCAAAGGAACGGGATGACCGTGAGGAGCATCTTCGATATCAAAGATAACTGCTCTGTTGAAAATCGGTTCTACCTCAATATATTTTTTTGGTGGATTCAAAGTCCAAAATTCTAAATTACCCTCCCACTCTTTCATCCAATTTTCGTTCAAGTAGATTAACAAGTTAAGAACTCTTTTCTTACCTGAAAATGGATGTTCGTTATAATCAACGTGAACAGATAATTTACCACCTTTTTTTATTCTGTGAACCCCTCCACCCATTAGCATAGGGTCTCTGAAAAGTTTTGGGTGACCAGTTAGTTCCTCCAAATATTTAATAAACTCAGATGAATTGAGGTATTCCATAACGAAACTCGTTATTGGAAGTTTTCTCCTGAAATCATCCATGTTTGTATCAAACTGAGGATAATACAACTTATTTTGTTGGAATTCTTTTGTGAAATCTACATTATCTGAGTACCATTCGTCGTGTTTGTGAATTTCTTCTTTACAAACTTTAAGAAGATGTTCAGGTAGAAAATTATCAATTACAATATAAGGAAACGGATAATTCTTTTTATAAAGACTTTTTAACTTAGGTGCTAAACTGAGGTCTATCATATTTTTCTTTTTTCTTTTCTTGTTAGTTTCATAAATGGTCTTAGAAAGTTTACCCAAGCCTCGTCGTTTTTTGGTAGATACTTGAATAACCCATCTTCCATCATAAGTCTCATTAAATTTTTGTATCCTCTATCTGTAGGGTCAATTGTATCGGTATGAATTTGTTCTACCAATTGTTTCCCTTCGTCTGTAATTAGAGGGGTTGTAAGGTCAACAATCTTTGAGTTTACTCTGTAGAACTCTTCACCAAGTATACCATTTTTAGTTCGTCCAGTCAAAATATTAGATAAACTTTTGATTGGTTTCTTTTGCGGGGTATTTCGTGCAATATCGATAATTTCCTCGATAGTGCATGGTTTTTCAAGCAAAGATGGAAATAATTTGACTAAAGTTTTTTCACCTAAACCTTCAATACCATCGATATTATCTGATTTGTCCCCTGTGAATACTTTCGTTAGAGTAACATTGTAATGTGGAATACCAACTTTATTAATTGATATTACATCTCCGTTTTTGAAATAGGATTTACTCACAGGTGAGTATATGGTTACTCTTTCGGATATAAGTTGTGTAAGGTCTTTGTCCCCCGAAAATATAATAATATTTTCATTGAGTGCAACTTGTGTGTAGTAGGCAATCAAATCATCTGCCTCATTGTTATTCATTTCAACCTGTCGAACAAACACCTCCTCCAAATACGTCTTAACTCTTGCCTTTTGTTGCAAGTAAGATTCGTATTTGTACTCATTCATGTCTTGACGACGATTACCCTTGTATTGTGGATAAATTGATTTGCGTATTGAGG